AATTTCAAGTACACCTTCCCAATCGCTAAGGCTGAACAGCGTAGCGATGGTTCCTATCTCGTTGGCTACGCAAGTGGCCCTGAGTTGGACAACGACGGGGAGCGCATGGCCCCTGAGGCTATCGAACGTTTTGCGCGTCAGATTACTGATGCACAGGATGCCGGTGCGCCTTTGGTCTACCGCGATGCTCACGCGCCTGATGGCGTGTTGCGTGACCTTGGAGACATCACCAAGGCGTGGATTAACGAGCACTTCCATCTCGGCATCGAAATCAAGGTCAACATGGACAACCCTGCCGGAGCATTCTTGTTCCGCAGTGTTATGGCTGGCAAGCAGTATGGCATGTCGGTCGCAGGTCGTGTGCTTGATTTCGCTGATGAGTTGGACAAGGCAACGGGCAAGATTGCCCGAACTTACAAGAACGTGGTTCTGGACGAGATTTCGAACACAACCCGACCAGCATGGTATCCATCCTTTGGGTCCGTGCTAGCAAAGTCCGTCAAGGATACGGCAGCCGCCGACCTTGCACTAGGAGAAGAAGTGGACGACAAGATCACTCTCCCGGCAGGCGATGATACTGCCAAGTCTGATGACGCTCCGGTCGTGGATGACACGACTGTAGAGTCTACCGATGACGCTGCTAAGGCAGATGCCACCGTAACGGACGACAAGACCGAGAAGGCTGGCCGTAAGGTCAGTGGCGCTACTGCATCCAAGTTGCTTGGGCTCTTTGGAGAAATGCAGACCGCTCTCACAGAACTTGGAGTTATTGAGACTCCCGCAAATGATGACGCCGATAAGTCGGACGCCAAGACTGCAGAGAACGCTGTCGAAAAGACCGAAGACGGAGCCGTTGACGAACCAACCGTTGCTAAGTCTGAATTCGATACACTCAAGGCAGCCAACGAGGCTCTAGCCGCACGTATCACGGAATTGGAAGCCGCACCGCGTACTGTCTTGCCACCGGCTGTGACAGAAAAGGAAGCAGTGGATGAATTCACCGCTATCCTTGCCAAGGCATCGCCTTCGGAAGCGTTGCGCCTCGCTATGGCTGCCCACACGGGCGGTAAGTAAGACTACCCGACTGGGTAGGAAGGAAACCATCTAATGGACCAGTTGTCCATCCGCAAGGCACTTGACCTTGCGTCCTCCGGTCAATACCTCATCCCTGAGGTTGTTGACAACGCCATTCGTGACTACGCTACCAAGGAGCCCGTCCTTGCTAACGTCGTAGCACGTGTGCCGTGGGCCACTAACACCTACTTCATCCGTAGGCGTGACGCCCTCCCGACTTCTTCTTGGAGCACTGACGGTGGAGCCCTCCCGGCTGCATCCGAAAGCACCTACAAGAAGGTAAGCCAGTCGGTCAAGTACCTCTACACTCGTGGAGAGGTCACTGGCCCGATGCAGGCTGCAGCCGGTTCGCTCTACAACGCTATGGCGTTGGAAGTTGAGGCGCACTCGCGTTCCCTCATCGAGCAGTTGAGCACTGATATCGCTACCGCCACTGGTGGTTCCGATGACATCGTTGGTATGTTGTACCAGATTGACACCGACGACAAGTTGAACTGGGGCTCCACTGGTACAGGAGTCGTCTCGGGTGGTGCAGCCGCGCTGTCCCTCTCCAAGATTGACGAGGCCATCGACACCGCTCGCGGTGAAGTTGACCTTATCGTCACCAGCCGTGCTGTCCGTAGGAAGATTAACGCCCTCCTGCAGGCACAGCAGCAGTTCGTTGATCGTGTCGAAGTAGCGGCAGGCTTTAGGGTTCTGACCTACGACGGTATGCCCATCGTAACTGACCTTCACTGGGAAACCAACACCGACATCCTGTTCGTCAGGCGTGCCGATGCTAAGTTGCTCGTCCATCAGGACTTCACGTTTGAGGAATTGGCCAAGACCAAGGACTCGACTGACTTCATGATTAAGGGCTACTTCGGCTTCGCGCTCGAAGGTCGTCCGGTTCACCTTAACAACTTCACCATTTAATCGTGGTGACGCTGTTTTGGCGTCAGTAATTGCAGGAAGTGTTGCTCTAGGGCAATACTTCCTGCTACACTTAGGAGTCATTTGATGGCCACAGTGAGACTTTTGAGCGTCAAGGGACGCGCCCAACTTATCGAGAGGTTCTACTTCTACGATGGGGAAGTTCCAATTGTCAAGGGTGTCGTGGAAGTCCCGCAGGATCGTCCTGAATGGGTGCAGAGAGCCTATATCATGGGCTACCGCCACGACCCGGAAACTGAGGAAATGTTGACACTGGACGAGGCATTGGCCGGTGGCAAGAAGACCCCAGTTCCATATGCCACTGCTGTTGAGCAGGAAAGTGCTGAGAGCACGGGAGAAACAGATGAAGGTACTGATGGTGGGGGACAGCCCGCTGGGGAAGACGGGGTTCGGGAGAGTGAACAGCCACGCCTTGAGAGCGTTCTTGAGGAAGGGCTGGACGGTGGCGTCGGTGACGGGGCTGCAGTCGAAGGCAGTGGAGACGGAACTCCCGCTGATCCAGTTTAACCCAGCCGATACCGACACAATGGGAATGTTCAAGGTCATCGAAGTCTTTGAGGAAAAGTTGTTCGATCCTGATGTCATCTATATGACGGGTGACACCGGCTCTGTGGCCGGTATGGCGAATGTACTTCCACAGAAGGTGCCATTGGCGGCGTACATCCCAATCGAAGGGGAGCCGCTCGTATCGGATATCTGGCGTGGCATTCTCGACTACCTAGACTTTTTCACTTGTTCGCAATACGGCGCTGATGTGGTCAAGCGTGGCCTCAATAAGGACGTTGAGTGGGTCTACCACGGCGTTGAAACAGAGGTCTTCCATCCATTGTCCGACGAGGAACGAGCCGAGTACCGGACTCGGCTGGACTGGCAAGACAAGTTCGTCGTGGTTTGCGTCGCGCAGAACGTGCGAAGGAAGCAGTTGACCCGCCTGATTGAGGCCATCGCCATCCTCAGGCAACACTACAAGCAACGGGATGTTGTGCTTTACCTGCATACCGTTCCATTTCAGAACTACTGGCTCGAAGGTTGGAACCTGCCTGAGATTGCTCGGGCTTTCAACGTCGAAGACGCCGTGATCTTCAACCCATTGATGTCTGAATTCGGGAAGTCCGTTCCTGAAACTGGCGATCTGGATATCCCCGGACTGCGCGAATTGGTTGGCGCTGCCGACCTGTTCGTTCTCCCGTCTCAGGTAGAGGGCTTCGGTCTTCCAATTGTTGAGGCGATGGCAGTCGGCACTCCGGTCGCAGTCACTAAGTATGGTGCTGGATGGGAAGTCGCCCGCCTTGGTGGTGGTACTGGCATCGACCCGTACGACTGGGAAATTCACAAGAGCGGCACGCGCTACGCAAATCTCCACCCGGAGAATATCGCCCGTACTATCCTCGCCATCAAGCGCGACCCACGCAAGTTGGCTCGCATGAGAGAGCAGGGATTGCGAGCAGTAAGTCAGTTTGACTGGCACAAGTTTGAGGATATTGTCGTTGCCAAGGTTGAGACGGTCGTCGCCCGGTATGCGGCAGGGGATTACAGCCGAGAAGCGGACGGTGAAGGGCGGCAGGAAGCCGGGTCGGCGTCCGGGCTACTTCGAGAGACTCAGGCTAATCCAGAAGCAGAACAGAATTAACCTGAGTCTCAAGTCTCAGGCCCGTGTTATCGCCGGTTCCAGACGCTCGCAGTCTAGGGCCGGTTCTCTGTTGCGCAAGAAGCGTTCCAAGCGTAGCCGATTGCTCAGGAAGGCGTAATGTCTACTCTTATCACACAAGCCTACTTCAACCAGCAAATGGCTACTTTCGGACTCAAGGCTTCGTTCGCTCCTAGCAGCGAAGCCTTGGACACCCTAATTGCAGAGGCATCCGATTGGGTAGAGAATTACTGCGACCGTTTGTTCGAGGAACAGTCAGTGATCGAGGATATTCGTCCTCCCTACGCCCCCTTCGGGTTGCGCAAGTTGATTGTCAATCACTTTCCGGTAACTGCCATCACCACGGTTACGTGGGTGGACGATACTGGGCAAACTGGCTCCGAGGATGTCACCCTCCTTAGATCGCTGACGGGTGGCATGCTTGAATGGAAGAACACCGCTACTGGTCCGTGGCGCAATGATCGTACTTATACGATTACCTACGACGCTGGTTACACCACAATCCCGACAAATGTGCAGCGCGCCACGGCACTCAAGATTGCCAATCTCGTGCAGCCACAGTATCAGGGGCCGCAGGAACGCGAAGTGTTCATGGTGACCAATCTTGAGGCCATGATCGTGGACTTGCTAGAGCCATTCAGGCGAGAGCGTATTGGCTAATGACATACCAGATTGTGATGATCGCTACTGGTTTGAGTCAAGCGTTCGCTAAGATCAACGCCATTCAAAACGCACTGCAAAACAAGCAGGATGAGATTGCCTTTGCCGCCACTCGTGGCGCAGCCTCCGTTTGGGACGATAACTTTCGTTCCGAGGGTGGCAGCGTGGGTGGCTGGGCTGACCTAGCGGAGCGCACCGTCTTGGAGCGCGAGGGCATGGGTCTGCCGGGTGAGCATCCAATTCTCATCCGCTATGGCGATTTGCAGCAGGTGACGACCACTTCGCTGATGGCCGTCAGTGGCTCTGCAACATTCAGTAGGACGAATTCTGACGGAAAGAGGGCCACGGTTCAAGTTACGAGCCGTGGAGGCACAGTGAATGTTATGGCGAGCGGTGAGAAGGCTCTCAACCAGAACCCGACCAAGTACGCTCCTGCCCGTCCGTACTGGTTCGTCAACAGCCAAGTTCAGCAGGCTGCCCGTGATGCTGCCATCGAAAAGGTCGTGGATATCGTAGGAGCAGCCTAATGGAAAACGTCATGGACGTTATCGTCACTGAACTTGAGTTGTTCAAGGACACTGACGCTGACCAAGGCGGTTGTGCCGATATCCTCGCTATCGAGGCTGTCTATTGGGGTGATCCCGGCATCTTGCCTGTCAACAGTTATCCGGCCTTCCTCGTGCAACCCGTACGAGATGTGCCAGACATCGAAACCACAGGGTACGAAGTTCGTGACCTTGAGGTACTTATCACGCTTGTTATCGACTCGCGTGAATATTGGGACACCAATGCTCTGGAAGCCACTGGCGACAGAACGATGGTTCAAGTCATGGAGAAGGTACGAAACTGGTTCCGTACAGACCATAACCGTTCGTTGCGGGGTCTTAGCGGGGTCAGGGAAGTCAAGGCTTCGGCCACCGACTACATGGTACAAGTGCGCGGCACGGTGATTGCCAAGTCTGCGCAGGTCACGCTAACGGTCAACCAACAGCGCGACCGTCAGGAATAAGAGGAAACACTAATGGGCCTAGGCGCACTTGGCTACGTAGGTTTTGGAGTAGAGACTGTTGAGGGAACCTTTGTCGCACCGACTAAGTTCCTCCCAGTCACATCGTTCTCGTTTGACGACTCCAATGACTTCAACGTGCCCGACCAGATCAGGCACAGCCGCGATAAGTACATCGCAATGGCGGCACCATATGTTGTGTCCGGCTCTATGGAAATGGAACTTATCCCAACGGATATTGCTTCCCTTCTCAAGTCGGCCTTCACGGCTTCCGTCATTTCGTCCGCTTACGGCGGCGGCGGCTATCAGCACGCGTACACTCCGGCATCCACCGTTGGAACGTTTACGTTCGAAGGTTCGGCTGCTGATGTCATCATCATGCGTTACGCTGGTGTTCGTGTAAACACCATCGAAATTAAGGCCGCGTTCGGTGAAATCGTCACCGCTTCGTTCGGACTTGAGGGCGTTAACCGCGTAAAGCAGGTTACTCCTGCTGTACCAACCTACACGAATGTCACTCCGTTCAACTTCGCAGGCGTGGACATCTTGGTGTCCGGAGGCTCCTTGCTGGCTACCGTCAAGGACTTCACGTTTGGAGTGAATAACAACATTGGTCGTATCGGCACGCTTCGTAAGACTCGTTCTTGGAAGCGTCTCGAACTCGGCATGCGTGAAGTGACCTTGGCTCTGACCATTGACTTCACGGACGCATCCGAATACGACAGGTTCCTGAATGAAACCGACTTCGATATCGACCTTCACCTTGAGGGTCAGACGGCGTTGTCTGGCATGGGCTCTCAGAAGCCTATCCTGCGCATTCAGGTTCCGAAGGTCAAGTGGAACAAGGTTAATGTTCCGCTCTCGGCAGGAGACTACCTTGAGCAGGCCGTTGAAGCCTTGATTGTCGCCCCAATCGGTGGCGATATCTTCACTGCGGTTCTCGTGAACAACGAGCCGACCGTCGAGTAATTGACTGTTCTGTTGGCCGCTACCTTGCAAATCTGTAGGTAACGGCCAACAGACGACACCACTAGTCCTCAATGGACAGGGAAGGAATAGAATGAGCATCCTCCGTAAGGCGTCAACTGACACTAAGGAACTTCTGATCGCAGAAGACGAATACATCACCGTGCGTGCCGACCTCTCCAAGAAGGAATTTAACGTTCTTGTGGCCAAGATGCCAGTCACGGTCGGTCAGACTGATAGCGAGGGTTTGACGATCCCTCAGGCAACCGAATTCCAGAAGTCTCTGTTCGAGGCTCTGGTAGTCGCGTGGCCACTGGCCGAAGGTCAGCCGACCATCGAAGACTACGAGGCGCTTTCGACCGAGGCTGCGTCTGCAGTTGATACCGCACTCGCTGACCATTTCTCTAGTTTGCTCCCAACGAGCGCCGAGGGAAAGCCGGTTACGACCTAGCCCGTCAAACGATGTTGGGGCTCAAGTCCGATACACTTCGGAGAGAGTTCCCACGCGTGGCTAGGGCATATGACGAACTCTACCTAAAGTGTCGCTCTACTCAATTCGTGCACATCACAATTGAGAAGCGTGGCGGCAAGGTCGATCATAAGTTCTTGGAGTATACCACGGGGTATGCCCACCTGCCGGACACAGGCGGTGTGCTGGACCAATCGGTCTGGCTCATGGGCATGTTCGATCACTTCCGTCAGGGCGACGCCGCTGCGTATGCTCGACAAATGAAGGCAGCATAACCCAATGGGCCACACTAAGAGTATAAGGAACTCCCCAGCCAGACCGCAAGTTCCTCTAACTTTTAGTGTGGCCCTTTTCTGTTTGGAAGACTAAATGGCAGCCACCCTAAGCGACATCCAACTAAATATCATCGTCTCTGTCGCCAACATGGGTTCGCTCACCGCTCTTACCGGTGCCCTTAACACCGTCAACAAGACGATGGATAACACCGCTCAGGCGCAGGTCAGGCTCGGTGGGGCGACTAACCCGTTGCTTACTGCGTTCCAAGCCCTGTCTGCCCGCTTGTCGCGTGCTGAACGCGCAATGGATGCCGTGTTCCGTGCTGGTGTCCACCTGCAGGCTCTTGGCCGCGACCTAGTTGGTTTTGCCAAGATGGTCATTGGTGCTATCGGAGATATGGTTGATGCGTGGGGAGACTTCGAATTCTCCCTGAATAGGGCCGCATCTGCTTCGGATATCTTCACCAAGACTGCTCCGATGTACGAAAAGTTGAAGCAAGCCATCTTCGAGGCTACCCACGAATTGCGTGTGTTCCCCGCCGAGGAAGTTGCTAAGGCGACTTACTTCTGGCAGTCCGCAACCGGCCAAGCAATCAAGACTGAGGAAGACCTCAAGATCATGATGCAAGGCGTGACCGCAGCCATGAAGGCAGCGGCCATCACCGGCACATCGTTTGAAACCGCCATCAAGGGCATCTACTCGATCCTCGTCCAGTACCACCTTCCGTTGAGCAAGGCAACTGACATCACTGCCAAGTTGATGCTCATTACGCAGAAGACCGCTCTTGAATTCCCCGACCTCATCAATGCTTTCAAGATGGTTGGCCCTGTCGCTAGGTCCGCTGGCGCTACCTTCGAGGAAGTGGCGATGGTTCTTGGCCGTTTGGGAGATGCGGGTATCCGTGGATCGCAGGCAGGCCGTGCTCTTAGGCAGTTCTTCCGTCAGGTTGTCAAGCCCTCTAAGGAAGCCGCTAAGGCGCTCAAGGAAGTCTTCGCTGACGAACTTGGCAAGTCCTATGAGAAGTTGGTCTTCCCGCATGGTAAGTTCATCGGCCTGACCAAGTACGTCAATTTGCTTGCTGACGCGACCAAGAACATGACCCAACAGGAGCGCAACCACCTGTTGGCCATGATTACAACCGCCAACGAAATGCCTGTCCTGCAGGCTCTCTTGGACGACGCTCGTGAGGGTTACGACGTTACGAAGTATTCTCTGCAGGGCGCGACTGAGGCGTTCGAAAAGACCTTCCAATCGTTGTCCATGTCGTGGCGTGGAGTCTCCGAAGGACTCAAGAACACACTGGGCGTCATCGTCCTTGAGATTGGTTCGAGGATTGCGACCGCCCTGACGCCGTTCGTTAACGAACTGGCCGATGCGTTGTGGAACGCTCGGGACAACATCTCCGCCTTGGCCGACAGCATCATCGCCTATCTGACGCCTGCTCTAAACTTCCTCGTCAACGCATTCATGCAGGTGTTGGACTGGGCCAAGAAGAACTCTGATATCGTATCCGAACTCGCCAAGTGGGCAGTGAT